CCGCTGGTTGACAGAAGTCGAAGAAATTCAGATGTTCGCCCTCTTGGACACCTGGGGAGAGGCCGAGGTCGCTAGGTTCCTTACGGTCTCCATCGACACCGGAATGCGCCGCTCGGAGATCCTGAAGCTCGAGGCGAAGAACGTGGATGGACCGTGGGTTCGGCTGTGGATCAACAAGACGAAGAAGCCCCGCTCGGTGCCCCTCAGCGTCCGCGCTCAGGAGGCGATTGCCCATGGTCTGCCCTTCGCCCTGGACGAGGGGAAGCTGCGGGCTGTATGGCTGCGCCTGAAGGTGGCCATGGGCCTCGAGGGGGACGACGACTTCGTCCTTCACGCCCTGCGACATACCGCCGCAACCCGGACGCTGTCGAGGACTGGGAACATCGCGGTAGTCCAGAAGCTCCTCGGACACCGTAAGATACAGACGACGATGCGCTACGCCCACATCTCGGACGAGGACCTTCTGGCGGCTGTGCGGTAATCCTCTAACTTAGGGAAAGTTTACTGTTGGGTTTTTGTCACATTCATCCTACTTGTAAACCTTTCCTTCAAATGCTACATTTAATGCCGCCGCGAAAGCGTTTGCAACAAGTTGTAACGAATCTTGACCCCTCAAAGAACATGCAACTGATCTCTGCCTATTTGTCTGATAATACTACGGTGTCCTTGGTCTCCGAAGGCACCGAGGAAGACCCCGAGTCGCACCAGCACCACCTGCTGATCGACGGGAATCTCGAGTGCTCCTATAGCACCTGGGACCACGCTTGGGAAGAGTTTGGCCTCTGTGTTAGATGTACCACACTAACAGAAGTGGTAAAGGTTGCTAGGGACTGCACGAACCTGTACAGTACAAGCACTGAAAACACAAACGAGGACCAGCCAAATGAACGCAGTATCGGGCAAGAGTGTAGCTCCTGCTAAGGTAGCTTCAAAGGCAGCAGACAAAGCGGCGATGAGTGTTGAGGAGCAGTTGAGGGCGGCACAAGCGGAGATCGCCCGATTGCAGGAGTTAGCCCGCGAGGAGGCGACCAAGTCGGCCCGCTTCCCTTGGGAAAACCCAGACATAATCCAAGCGCAGCCGCGCATGGGGTACAACTTCAAGATGGAACCGGAGTTGTACCTCAAGGTCAAGTGGATCGTTGAGAACGTGGGTGGGATGAAGTCGATGCAGGTGTTTCTGGACCGTGCGGCAAACGAGATGGCCGATGCGGTGATCGATAGGTTCACCAAGGCGAAGTGATCAGTGCCCCGCTCTGTCGGGGCTTTTCCCTACCCGTCTGTAAAGATGTAAAGATGCGTGTCTTTACAGGTTCCACGGGGCGCGGTAAGATCAGGTTCCACACTCACTGGAGACCACAGATGGGCAAACTCGTAGTGTTCGCAGCAGAGAAGGGCGGCGTTGGGAAAACGACCCTTTCAACGAACATCGCTGGGCTTCTGGCGATCAACGGCCACAGCACGATGCTGGTCGACACAGACGTCGATGGGAAGAAGGGGCGATACGCCTCCGACTGGATCAAGTCGCGTAGGCAGATCCCTGGACTTCCCACTGTCGTCCTGTCGATGGCGCAAGGCCAGATTTACAACGACCTTCAGAGCTACCGGGATGCGTACGGAGCGGTCGTGGTCGACGTGCCTGCCGGGAACGGCATCGAGATGCGACTGGCCTGCTCCCTGGCTGACGTGATCGTCATACCGGTTCGGATTGGTCAGTACGACACAAAAGGCCTGGAGCCGATGTTGGAGATCGCTGCCATGGTCCGCTCCGAGCGCCCTGACGTCCGGATCCTCTCGGTGTTGAGCGACGTCCCGTTCAATGCCAAGAACGACCTCGAGGACTCCGAGGGGGTCCTGGATACCCTCAGTGCCTACATGCGCCGAACGCGCAAGCACATCGTCTCCCGCCAGGCCTTCCGGGACTCCGCGAAGTCGGGGAGGGTGGTCACTGAACTCGTCCGTCGGGATCCCAAGGCATCCGACGAGCTACTGTCCCTGTACGAGGAGATCTTCCATGACTAAACACACGGAACTCAAGACCCCCGAATTGCCGCCTCTGGCCGCTTCGTTGGTACAAGGAGCTAGGGTGGTACCAGCGCCCCCTCAGGAAGCGATTGTAGAGGCTGTAGACAAGCCACACGGGGTACTGCAGAACTACTTTGACACCATCGTCGAGATCGTCCCGAAAAAGGCCGACACGAAGCCGATGAACCTGAGGATCCCCACGGACCTCCATCGGCGGCTCAAGATCCTCGCGGGCCTCCAGGGCGTGACCATGACCGAGATCATCGTCGAGTGCCTGGGGCCTGAGGTGGACCGCCGGGTCGCACGGATCAACAAGGGGAGGGTGTGATGGAACACGCTGCGCACTGGGAGCACGAAGGGCTGCTGGCCGACCGGGAGTTGATCGAGATGACCCGGGAGAACCTGCTCGAGGAGATCCGCCTGTTCCACCGGAAGAAGGACCTGGGATACGCCGCTTCCTACCGGGACTGGATCGGAGAGGAGCTGGAGGTCCTTGGTGGCCTCATGGGGGCCTGGTGATGGCCAAGGAACCGAAGAAGCCGAAGCTGCTGGACGCCTCGTACAACACGATGCAGCAGGACCTGTTCGAATCCGGGCTGGCTGCGGAGATCGGGGGCAACGCCTTCATGCTCTGGAACGCCATCAAGACCCACGCCGACCGGGAGACTGGCATCTGCTGGCCTGGCGTCCGTCGGCTCGCTGAGATGACCGGGGCGTCCCTAGGGGCCATCAGCAAGTACATCGAGGTCCTCGAGGCCAAGAAGCTGCTGCGGGTCACCAGGGGCGAGAAGGGCCGTGGGAACGCCTACGTGGCACGGGAGCGCATGGACGTCCGTCTGGGGTCTCGCGTGCTCTGCACCATCGTCATCGACTACGTGCCCGACAAGCTGCCCGAGCAGATCCAGGCCATCGAGAAGGCGGTGAACGGCAAGACGGACCCGAAGGCCTTCGTCGAATGCGAGATCATCCCCGGCTCGGGATTCTCCTGGGACGCGGAGACCGGAACGCTGCGTGCCGAGATCCCGTCGAGCGACGTGCCGAAGCGGGGATTCTTGGACAGCCAGCAGCCGCCACCGAGCGACGGCGAACAGCCTCGGCTCTTATAGTTAACATAGATAGTTCTTGTATACAGTGTGTTTCGCGAAAATGAACACTTCGGGGTAGTTATCCACAAAAAAATGAACACTTCCAATCGTCGGATGTTTACTTATCCACAGGCGGGGGTGTTCATCCCAGTGAACACTTTGGGCCTCCGAGGTGTTCAGAAAACAGCACCTTCAGACAAATGAAAACAATCCTCACACTTATCGCCGCCGTCACCTTGGCAGGCTGCAGCACCCCTGACTTCGACTGGCGCTACGCTGACCGGGCGTGCTCCATGCACTGCTCGGACGCCTACAACGAGTGCCTGTCGTCGAACCCTCTTACCCCAGGGATCCAGAAGCTCCAGTGCAACTCGTCCCTGAAGCTCTGCGCGACCACCTGCGGAGCCACACTCGTCAACAATTGAAGTCGAAAAAGACCCCCTCAAGGTTCCCGTAATGGGTTCCCGAGGGGGTATTTTTTCACTGCGGGCGCTATCCTGGCTATAATGAGAGCGACACATGCGCCCTCCTCAAGTTCGCATGTGACGACCGCTCGAAGCTTCCTAGGGCCAGTGAGCGTAAGGGTTGGCTAGACACGGGAAAGCCCGCTTCGGCGGGACTTTTCTTTTGGTCCGAAGAGTTGATAACTTCTATTACGTCAAGTCGTATCAGTGGAGGACGAGCTTCGTCACCACTTCCTTGAGGCCCAAGACGTTCACAGCGAACACCATGCCACCGCCGTACAGTGCCCACTTGATCTGCAGCAGGACCTTCTCGATGGCCTTCAGGGATGTCCCAAAGTCCTCCTGTGAGTCCTCGAGGTCCTCGAGCTTCTCTTCCTGTGCGTCCATCCTGAACTCCAGCTTCGCTACTCGGCTGTCGATGTTGTCTTCCATTTTCGTTACTCAATCGGCTGCGCTTTCGCGAGCAGCGTGGTCTTGTCGTTGCTCGAGTTCGTGTCACCGAACCAGAAGTGAATGGTGGCCAGCCAGGCAGTGCCCAGCGAGCCGATGAGGCTGTACAGGATCGCCTTGTTGGCGTCCGGGGTGTTGAGGAACATCATCCCCGCCACCAGGCCGAAGAAGCCGAGGGTGATGACCAGGGTAAGGATCGGGGGCACCCAGGAGCGCGTGCTCGTCTGCATCGACCGAGCGCCTTCGACGTCCTGGACCTTGAGAGCCGCGAGGGCCTCGGCATCCTTGAACCCCAGGGACGCCATGGCCACTTGGAAGTCCTGATCGGCCTTGCGGACTGCGGCAAGCTGCTCGGGCGTGGCACCGGAGATGGCCTGCGCCACAGCGTCCTGGCGCTGCTCCACGGGGTCGTTGGTGCCCGGGGTGATCCCGAAGACCTTCTCCAGGGCTGTGACCGCCGTACCTGCCAAGGGGCCACCAATGGCCGATGCGATAGTCGGGGCGAGGCTAGTTACGGCACCTGCGATAGCTGACCAACTCATGCTGCTACCTCCTTGAGTCCGAGAAAAAACTCAGCCATTTCACCGTCACGGCGTGCGACCAGGCCAGCCATGACCTTGCCTGCTGCCCTGTTCCATTTCACGAACTCGTGCCCTGCCCCCTCGACGTCACCTTTGTTCAAGAGGGCGAGCATCGTCGAGTGGTCGAAGTTCCCAGTGCCCACGTTGTAGCAGAAGGAGCACAGCGCGGCCTTCTCCTCGTCCGAGAGCGAGATCTTCACCACGGAGTCCAGGTGGGCACCAAGGGCCTCCACGCGATCCAGGAGATCCTGGTCAGCTTGGACTTGGGTCCATACCGTTGCTGGGCCGATTTTGGGTCCCGTTGCGCCGTAGCCAATGGTCCATGGTGCGGCACCAGTCGCAGGGTCCGGATAAGCCTTTAGCTTGCATCCTTCGAACTCCTTAATAAGTTTCAGTGCTTCGTCGCACCACGTCATGTTTAAATCCTTTGTGAGGCTTAATCGGGGATGATGGCCCTTGCGCCCTCGTCGGGTTCCAGGGATCTCTGGCAGTGGTCCTTCTGGATCCGGTTTAGGAGACCGCAGAGGATGCAGCCCCAACGCTTCCCCTCAGCCTCAGCTTTCGCTGCGCGACTCGAGATGGTTTCGTCGGGGTCTCCACCCGCCACGGTGTTCACGAACTGGTCCAGAGAGACCAGGAGGTTCCATAGGTATTGCATGGCGTTAGTCGAGGGTTAATCCAGCGGGAACGGAGGGAGAAGCCCAGGGACCTCAGAGACCGTGGGGAACCCTCGCGTCCCTGCCTGGACATCAGCCAAGATGCTGTACGCCGTGTTCCATACCTGAGACCGCCACGCACGGAACGCCTGGCCTTCCTGTTGGAACTTAGGGACCGAGGGTTCGCCTGCGTAGGTCACAGCCGTGGTCAGGTCGTCGTAGTGATACGACTGGGCCTTGGCGTCCATGATCGACTGCACGGCGTCCGTGAGGGATCTTTGGAGTTGTGCCGGGGTGGGACCTGGGGGGACCGAGGGCGCGTTACCGGCGGCTGCCCACTGGAGGTAGGCAACATAGTCGGTGTTCAGGGGGTCCTGGGGGATGAAGGATCCATCGGAGTCCCTAACGACACCCCCAGTAGTGTTGAGTGTGTAGGTCATCGTTTAGAGTTCCGCGCTTGCTGTCCAAGTACCTGCACCTGCCCACCCAGTCCAAGAAGATAGACTAAGCCCTTGGTATCTGAAAACACCTGTCAGGACAGTGATACTGGTAGGGGTGAATCCGGTGTTTGCACCCCCACTGAAGTACTGCCACCCGGAGCAGGTAATCGAGGGGGCTGCTCGCTTTGTCGTAGCAAACCGGACGTCTCCGTATGCAGCCGTTACCCCGCTAAGGCCGGACATAAACAAGAAGGGCTGATCCCCGACCTCGTAATACCGCTGGCACAGCGCGAGTTCCTGACCGTACGAACGGCGCTCGAAGGGAGTCGCCACAGGCCCTTCCTCAACCTGGACGTCCGTAATGGAAAGGTTGTTATTAATTGTGCTGGCCCAGTTAGTCACCCCGGCGACAGAGACGAAGTTACCCGCTAGCCAAGTGTTAGCTGAGGACGCCTGTAGGCTCCCTGTGTTCAACGAACCAATCGCCAGAATCATCCCAGCGGCGGTGGTTTCAGGGACAGTCACACTCGATGTAATCGCCGGGAAGGTAATGGAGTACCTTACAGGGACGCCGGAAGCGGCGATTGCGAAAGTCTTGACACACGAGTAGGTAGCGGCACCATCACGAAGAGATACGGCGTAGGTCCCTGGGGCGGTTCCCCGCGCAGTGAAGCTGACCGTGACCTGCTTACCCACCAAATCATAGCAATTCAAGCCCTCAATAACCTGCCGATGAGGCTGAAGGGAGTTTGTACTGGTTAGGCTGGTAGGGACAACGGAAACGCTTGCAGTCCGGAAGAACTTCGCTAATCCGTTCTCATCGGTAAGAGATGTTTGGACAATGTTTAGCGTGCAGCCGGTGCCTGTCGAGGTTACACACCAGCGGTCCAAGTCATACGCCGAGACTGAGGGGGCAGCGCTGAACGAGGTGCCACGCTGTGCAACCCGCATGTCCCCGTTGATGATCCGGTTCCTGCCCGCAAGGTACGCCGTCTGGTTCTGCGCCAGGGTTGCCGAAGCTGCTGCCTGCGCTGCGTACTGCTTCGCGCTGTAGCTGGTACCGTCCACGGTCCCAGTGCCCTGTGCGGCCCAGTTCTGCGCCAGGGTTGCCGAGGTAGATGCCGAAGACGCGGACCCCGAGGCATTGGAGGCACTAGTCGCCGCACTCGAGGCGCTAGTCGACGCCGCCCCGGCACTAGTCGATGCTGAGGAGGCCTGACTGGTTGCCGTGGTGGCGCTGGTCGATGCTGAGGACGCCGAAGCGGAAGCAGACGAGGCGCTCGAGGCAGCGTTGACTTCCGAGGTGTGCGCAGCGTTCTGGCTTGCGAGGGCCGCTGCTGCACTGGCGGAACTATTGGATTCCGAGGTGGCCGCGTTGGTCGCGCTCGTCGAGGCGGCTGTGGCCTGAGTCGTCGCGATGCCTGCCTGGGTCGTTGCCGTGTTGGCGTTCGTTGCCGAGGCAGTTACCGCAGCGTTCGTCGAGGCCACTGCGGTGTTCGCCGTAGCGATAGCAGCGTTGGCCTGGTTCAGCGTGGTGGTTGCCTGCTGGGCCAGGGACGACACGTTGGTCTCGGAGATCGCGGCGTTGCTCGCGGAGGCTTCGGCTTGCACTGCTGCCGCTTGGGCTTGGGAGTTCGCTGCGGTAACCGTGGCGACCTGAGACGTGAGGTTGTCGATCAGTGCGTTGGTCGAGTCAGCCTCCGGGGCCACGTTGGTGCCCGAAAAGAAGGAGGTGGTCATCTGTTGATCAGTAGTCCGTGTTGTAGGCAGGGGAGACGGCCATTGCCGACTGCTCCATGTCAGTCATGCGGGCCTGCTCGTCCAGGTCGTCATAGAGTTGGTTGAAGCGCCCTTCGAACGTGGCCGTGCGGTCGTCGACGAAGTAGTCCGTCGCGTAGCTAAGGGCACCGTAGATAAGGAGGTCGGCAGCAATCTGTCCGAAGAGGTTCTCGTCCGTGTCCGCAACCATGGGAGGCTGCGCTGCGTGGTAGACCATCGTGGTCTGGTGGCCCGCAGGGAGAGTCGGCTTGATGAGGAGAGAGCCGCCCACACGCACGTAGTACCGTGGGTCCCCAGGGGCCATTTGGAGCCTCAGGAAGTGCCCGAGGTCCCTGGTCTCCATGAGACCGCAGTCACTGTAGAGGTACTTGAGGCTGAGGAAATCGGGAGGTAGGACAATCTGGTCCGAGGGAACGTCTTGGGTCCCCTGGGTGATCATCATCTTCTCCATGCCAGGAATGCGGAGCGTGCGCTCGATACGCGTCTGGGCCATTCCGAGGAACTCGTTCAGCAACTCCGTGGTTGCGTCGTTTCGGTTCAGGATCGCTGCGAGCTTCGTGCGGAGTTGTAGAAGGTTCATGTCTTAGATAGCCTTTTCGGTGGCGAGGAAGTACTCGAGGTTCTCGTTCTTGAGCTTCGCCACGGTCTTCTTGATCGGCTCCTGGAACACGTCATATCCATCGCGGTACCACTTGTCTACGAGGGCCGCAGGGATGGAGGCTACGTGCATCATTTCGCGCTCCCGCACGTTGTGGGAGGCAAGGCGCTTGTCGGCCAGTGATTGCAGGAGGGAGTCAGGGATGTTTTGATGCGTCTCGATGATGTGGCCGTCCGTGTTGGACGAGAGAGCCACAGAGACGCCGTTGTCGAGTTTCAGCATGGGGATCGTGGCTGATCGCCACTCGGGAAGAAAAAGGCCCCACTGCGCGAGAGTGGACGCAGCAGGGCATAAAGGAATTGGGAGAGGCCGCGAGAGGGCCTCAGGAGGGTACTAAGGGGTCCTCGGGACCCCAGGGCCATTACTGGCCGATCGTAACGTTGGAACCCGTCAGGCCACGGATTGCAGCCGACGCCTTCTGGTTCAGGTGCTTCAGCGAGAACTCGCCGATCAACTGCGTGCGGTTCGCATCGCCGGTTACTGCAAGCGGGATACGGGTCCACGGACGCAGCACAGCGATCTTCCAGTACTCCGGAGCGAACAGGAGTGCCGAGTCGGCCTTCATAAAGCGGTTCAGCACGACCTTCTGCTCACCGAACGGCGAGACGTACAGATCGACCACGTTGACGACCGTCTTGTCTGCCGAGCCATCGAAGAAGCGCGTACGGCCAGCAGCAGCCGTGAAGCCCGCCACGGTGAGCGAGTCACCCGGCTTGATCATCATGATCTTCGCTTCGCCGCCGCCTTCATACAGCTTCTGGTTCGCGGTCAGGATGTCGTTTTCCGACAGAGCAACCGGGGTTGCCGTGTGGTCGATCACGTTGCCCGCGTCGATCAGCGCTGCACCCGTGGCACCCGTGCCGAACACGTTGCCGAACTTGCGGGCCGTGGTCTCGTTACCGACCGCAGCGTTCTGCGCCGTACCGATGAGTGCGTACTCGAGTTCACGCTTCAGTTCTGCCGACTTTTTGGACAACTGAAGAGCCGTTTCCTTGGCTCGGCCGTAGGTGCTGATCTTGTCAGCCGTGTTGGACACGCGGACCGTCTTCGTGAGGATCTGCGTGTAGTTCGACAGCATCGTGGTAGCGTTCATTGCGCTATCCGAAGCATCTGCGCCTTCAACTGCAGCGTTCGAACCGACTGCCGCGAGGCTGTCTTCTTGCCACTGGAACAACGTGTTGTGGACCGATTCGGTCTTCACCAACGTCTGGAAGGGGGTATTCGTCGGGCTGATGTTCGAGATCACGTCCGAAATATCTTCCTTCACGCCGACCATATCGTACGTCTTGAATGCAGTGCTGCTCATTGTGTGTATTCCTAAAGATGGAGTGAGGGCCGCGAGGATGTGTGTGCGGCCCTCGGGGTACTTGAGAGTGTTGGGTTAAGACCAGCGAGCCATGAACAAGTCCGCAGCGTCCTCGGTGGATCCCGACTTCGCCAGGCGCTGCTTGAGCTTCGTGGTGGTGTCGACCTTGTTGGCCGACGAGGAGACAACCTTGTTGGGCTTGAGGACCTTGGCGGGAGTCTTGTTGACCTTCTTGGTCACGACCGACTTCGCCTGGTCAAACTTCATTGCCTTGTACATCATCTCGAGAGCGAACTGATCGACCACTCCGTTGACTACATGCTCGGGCATTCCCTTGGAGACCGCATACGACCGCACCTCTTCATACGTCTTCGGGTTCCACCCATTGACGTTCTTCGAGAGGTACTCGACGGCCTTGGTCGCTGCTTCCTTGACTTGCTTCTGGCGTTGATCGTTCGCAGTTGCAACGAACTGGTCAACTTCCTGGGTGATGAAACGCACTTCCTCGTAGGCTGCCTGGGCCTCAGCGCGAAGGGCTGCGAAAGAATCAGCGTCCAGTTGCTTCGATGCGACGAGCATGTCGATCTTCGCGTACGGCTCCCATCGGGCCAGTGCCTTCTGGTGCAGGCGATCAAGCTGCGCTGCCGCTTTCTGGTTTGCTTCTTCCACTACCTTGCGCTGGGCCGCGACTTGCTGCGACTTCTGCGTCAGTGCCGCCTCTTGACCATAAAGGCGCTTCAGATCCTTCACGGATACCTCGAGGTCCTTGTCGTCGACCTTGAGCTTGACCACAGCATCGTCGTCGAGAACCTTGCCCTTCTTGGGCTTGGTTTCCTCGGCTTCTTCGCCTTCGTCTTGCTCTTCGTCCGACTCCTCGGCCTCTTGAGGGTCCTCTTCGGCTTCCTCTGCTTCTTCGGGGTCTTCTTCGGCTTCCTCCCGCTCGACTGGTTCATCATCCTCGTCGCTCGGGTCTTCGTCCTCAGGGTCTTCGGATGCCGTTGCCGGGTCCTCTTCACTCCATCGGTTCAGAAATTCATTTGCTGCGTCAGCTTCGTCTAATGCTTCGAATGACGGCGCAGCATCAGCCACGCCCGATTGGGTGGTGGTCGTCATGTGTTTTACTCTTCTTCAGTGGGGGAAAGGAGCGAGTCTTTTTGCGTGACCCAACTCCGAAGTTCGTTCGTGATGTCCTGCAGCGCCCGAAGCTGGAAGAAGCGGTTCTCCCGCAACTCCTTGGCGTTCAGGTCGCTTGCAGTGATCTCGGCGAAATATTGGTTGTAGAGTTCGTTCACCGAAGTGATGAACGCCTCGTTTGCTAGAAGCTCCTCGGCAGCAGTGCCGCGTTGGAGCATTAGGGTTTGGTCCATTTAGGTCCTGAGAACCGCTTGGGTTTGCGGTGGGTTCTTCTCCATCTCCTTCTCGGCCAGGTGAAGCTCTTGGGTATGCAGCGCTGCCGTGGACTCGGCCACGAACTGCTTCACATCCACCTCGCGACCCTTGATGACCTGCTCCATCTGCATCTGCATCTTCTCCAGTTGGAGCTTGAGCATCTCGATTTGAGCGTGTTGGTCGGTCTTCTTCGCGGAGGTTTGAGCAACAGACTCCTGGACTTGGACCTTGCGCTGCTCCAACTGCATCTCTTGGACCTTGAACGGGTCAGGCTGCGGGGGCGGCAGGGTCTTCGGATCGGTGAGGAACTGGTTGACTTGTTTGATGCCCGTCTTCTCGAGGGCAGTCTTGAACACGGCGTATCGGTTGGCTTCGGTGTAGAGGCGTGCGTTACCAGGGTCAGCGGCAAGCGTCGAGTGGATCGTTAGGAACTTCATCGCCTCTTGCTGTTGCTCGTTGTACCCGAGCTTCAGTTCGACGGTGCATGTCACCTCTTCCGACCATTCCGTCGGATCGACCTGCACGAAGTTGCCAGCGATGCGGACCACCTTCGTCTGCTTCTCGTTCATGAGCACCAGGCGGTACACCTCGAGGTACAACTCCTTGACGAAGTGGTTCGCGAAGTTGCGGGCGATGATCTTCTCGCGCTGCTGCGACAGGCTGACCATGTCGTTCAGGGATGCCTGCGAGTTCTGCTTCGAGATGGCGTCCTTGTTCAACCCTTGGGACAGCCGCGACACACCTGTCACCTCTTCCTTGTCCTCGTCCAACATCTGGATCGTTTGGAATACGAAGGGATTCAGGCCTGACTGCGGCATCGGGAGGATGCCATCGGGGCGCGACACGTTGACCAGACCACCGACTCGGTTCTCCAAGAGTTCCTTGGGGTTCTGCACGGCACCCTTCACAACCATTAAGCGCGGGTTGTTGGTGATGACCGTGTGATCCAGGATGCCTCGGACGAGCACCGTGCGGGCGTTCTGCGTCGGGATGACGCGGGCCGCATAGTTGCCACCATAGAATGCATGGGGGAGCGGGAGCGGCGTGAAGCAGATGAACGGCTTGCGGTCGACTTGCTCCTTGTCGAGAAGGACGTCCGTACCGGCCATCGTGACCTTCCACAGCTTCGCCTCACCGGTGCCATCCATGTCGATTGGCATGTAGGCTTCGGTGATGAGCACGTGTTCCGTCTGCTCCTGGTCCTGGTCCTCCTCGAGGTTGGTCACTCCGGTGCCGATGTCTTCGAAGCGGGCGAGCCGCTCGGGGGACATGGACAACTCGTCGTCATCGTTCGTTCCGACGCTGTAGACCAGATCCTTGTCGTAGCCCATGGCGATCAACTCGGACTTCGTCTTGCGGGTCCGGTGGGCCACGAAGTGGGCCTCCTCGATGCTGGGGGCCGTCGAGGTGATGAGGAATTCCTCGGGGGCGATGGGGACGTAGCGGACCTGGGACTTGTCGATCAGGCGCGTGATGGTGCCGCTGAACAGGCCCGTCTCCGGGGCGTGCTCGGCCTTCACTTCCTTAACGTCTTCCTGGGACTGGAGCATCTCGAGGGAGTCGACGTCTACATCACTGAACTCCTCTTCCTGCTCTTCCTCACGCTTGTCCCAGAACACCTTGACGATGCC